AACCAAGTTGTTATCGGAACAAGAAACCTAACTGGACTTGACACTGGTGACTTAGGAGAAGGCTCTAATCTTTATTATACAGATGCAAGAGCAGATGCAAGAGTAAATCTTCAAACTGGTGCAAACTTAAATTTATCTTCTAAAAATACTGGAGATTTATCAGAAGGGTCTAACCTTTATTTTACAAACACAAGAGCAGATGGTCGTGCAGACACACGAATTGCTGCTTCTTCAATTAATGCACTAAACGATGTTGATACAGCAACTGCATCTCCATCTACTGGACAAGCACTTGTTTGGGATGGTTCTCAATGGGAGCCTGGCACAGTCGGTGGACAGATTACTGTACAAGATGAAGGTTCTGCACTATCAACATCTGCATCCACAATCAACTTTGTTGGTTCTGGTGTTGTTGCATCTGGAACAGGTTCTACAAAAACTATTACAATCGCTGGTGGCGGTGGTGGTGGTATTGCACTTACTGATATAAGTGTTGGTGCAGAAGCAACTGCTTCTGGTAATGGTGGACTTGCATACAATAATTCAAGTGGTGTCTTTACATATGCCCCACCAACTCTAAGTGGTATCGGTGGAACAACAGACAATGTAAGCGAAGGTTCTAGCAATCTTTATTTTACAGATGCAAGAATAAATACACATTTAAATACGTCTAGTGCATCCACTAACCAAGTTCTTTCTTGGAATGGTAGTGATTATGCATGGGTTAATCAATCAGGCGGTGGCGGTGGTGGTGGTAATGCATTTACTAACTTTGCTGTAAGTGGACAATCCACTATTCAAGCAGACAGTTCTACAGATACATTAACCCTAGTTGGAGCAGGACTAAATAGTATAACAACGAATGCATCATCTGACACTTTAACAATAGGAACTCCTACTGGAATACCTTTTGTGAAAGAGGATGGAACATCAACAAGTTTAAATATGAGTGTTGTGGCAGGAACATTGTCAACAGCAGTTGCTAGTTTATACATACCCTTCGTTAAAGAAGATGGAACTAGTGTTACTACACTTGTAATGAGTTAAGGATAAAAGATGGCAGCGAAAACCCCAATTAAAGCAACATTTACTGGTTCGGACGTAACAGGACTTGCAGAATTTGTGGCAGCAGACTTTATCCCTATCTCAGATGGTGGTACAGGAGCAATAACAGCATCTGGTGCAAGAACAGCATTAGATATAGATTCGAAAGCAGAAGTAACAACAAAAGCAGTCAATAACGGTATTACGTTTGCGATTGCATTAGGATAACGATATGGCAATACCAAGTACAAGAGCAACATTCAAAGAATACTGTCTTAGAAGTTTAGGTAAGCCAGTAATTGAAATCAATGTTGACCCAGACCAAGTAGAAGATAGAATTGATGAAGCACTTCAATATTTCTCACAATATCACTATGATGGTATTGAAAGAATATACTTGAAGTATCAGATTACACAAGCAGATATTGATAGAGCAAGAAGTGACAACTCACTACCTACTGCAACAGACGTTGATGGTGCAACAACAGCAGTATGGAAAGAGCAGAAGAACTATATTCCTGTTCCCTCTACAGTTATGTCTGTAGTTAAAGTATTTCCTTTAACTGATAAAGCATCTTTGAATATGTTTGATATACGCTATCAGATGAGACTGAATGATTTATATGACTTCAGTTCTACTTCTGTTGTGCATTATGAAATGACAATGCAACACCTAGACCTTCTAGACCATATTCTAATTGGTGAGACTGCAATACGTCACAACCAACATCAAAACAGATTATATTTGGATGCAGATTTTAAAACAGATTATGTTGATGGGGATTATATCGTCATCGAATGTTATCGTAAATTAGACCCAGCAACCTTCACAGATGTATGGGATGATATCTTCTTGAAGAAATATGCAACACAACTTATTAAAATGCAGTGGGGTGCAAACCTTTCTAAATTCCAAGGTATTCAAATGTTGGGTGGAGTTGCCTTAAACGGTGAACAGATATATACTCAAGCACAAGAACAAATTGACAAATTAGAAGAACAAATCCAACTGGCATACGAGTTGCCTCCAATGCATATGATAGGTTAGATTGTTATGCCAACAAATGTATACTTTGATACAGGAACAAAACCAGAGCAGAACCTCTATGAAGATTTAATCATAGAGCAATTGCGTATTTACGGCCAGGATTGTTATTACATTCCTCGTAATATGGTTTCTGAAGATAAGGTATTCGGAGAAGATTCACTATCTAAGTTTGAAGATGCATACATGGTTGAAATGTATGTAGACAATGTAGACGGATACGAAGGCGAAAAAGAATTGATGTCTAAATTTGGTTTAGACATTCAAGACGATGCAACATTCACAGTTGCAAGAAGAAGGTGGGAACAGTTTGTTACGGTAGATAATAATCTTGTTGTATCATCAAGACCAAATGAGGGTGATTTAGTATACTGGCCTAAGGGAAGTAAACTATTTGAAATCACATTTGTTGACCATGATGACCCTTTCTATGCAGTACACAATCTACCTACATACAAACTAAAATGTAAAACTTTTGAATATAGTTCTGAAGAACTTGACACTGGTATTGCAGCGATTGATGCAATTGAAGCAGATAATAGTTTAGACCAATTATCGCATCAAATGACTCTAGAAAATGCAACGGTATTCTCAGAGAATTTTGCTTTAGAACAAGGTACACCTTCTGATGGACAACTCATACTAGAGGATTCATTACTTGGTGATAAAATTATATCTGAAACAGTGGATAACATTGGTTCAATTGTAATGGAAAATAATGTAGAGGGTGCATCAGCGTCCTATATAATACTAGAAACTTATCGGGTTGACACTATTGATGAAAGCGCTCAGAATGATTTATTTGATAGTGAAGAGGATACAATATTAGACTTTACCGAATCAAATCCATTCGGTGATGCTGGGAAATAAATTATGATTGGAAATTACTTTTACAACGAATCAACAAGGAATGTGGTAGTCGGCTTCGGTTCGATTTTTAACAACATTCAACTTGTTAAGAAAGATAATTCTGGTAACGTAACACAGACTATGAAGGTGCCGTTAGCATATGGCCCGAAACAGAAATGGTTATCCAGACTAAGACAAGACCCCAACCTAACTAAAAAGGTTGCAGTTACTTTACCTCGTATTGGTTTTGAGATTAGCGGTTTAGAATACGACCCATCTCGTAAACTTAACAAAATGATTAAAGTAAAGAAGCATGCTGACGGGGCAGACAACGAACAATTAAAATCTGGTTTTATGCCAGTACCTTATAATGTTAATTTTGAATTATACATTATGAGTAAAAATTCAGATGATGCACTACAGATTCTAGAGCAAATGCTACCTTACTTCCAACCAGAGTACACAGTTACTTTGAGGGAAGTACCAGAGTTAGATATTGTTAGAGATATTCCTGTAACATTAACTGGAATTCAATATGAAGATGATTATGAGGGAGACTTCTCAAGTCGTAGAGCAATTATCTACACACTAAGTTTCTCTGCAAAGTATTATCTATATGGCCCTGTAAGTTCACAGAATATTATTCGTCGTGTACAGGTTGACCAATATACAGATATGCCAGTGAACTCTCCTAAGAGAGAACAGAGATATTCTGCGACACCGAAACCAGAGGACGTTTCTCCTTCTGATTGGGATGTAGATGATGGTGATTTTGGGTTCAATGAGACTACAAGTTTCTATGAAGATGCAAAAACTTTTGACCCATCCAGTGGACAAGACGTATAAATAATACAAAGAATTAGGAAAACAATATGGCAAGTATATTAAAAGTAAATGAAATACAACACACTGGTGGTACATCCGCTGCGACTATCAATTCAAGTGGGTTGGTTTTACCAAATATTCCATGTTTTGAGGTTATTAAAAATTCATCTCAAGCTATTACTGACCAAACTTGGTCAAAGATTACTTTCAATGCTGAAAGTTACGATACCGCTGGACATTTTGATTTAGCAAATAGTAAATTTCAACCAAACATTGCTGGTGTTTATCAGATAAACTTATGTTTATATTTTGGTAGTGGTACTAACCAAGCAACAATTTCTGTTCTTCGTAAAAACAATGTTGCAATTAGATTGATGGCAAAACTCTACCACTCACAAGTTGAATTAGATGACACTGGCATTTCTGGTTCTACAATGGTTCAGATGAATGGAAGTTCAGACTATATAGAAGCATGGGCGTGGGGTAGGGGTGGCAGCCCAACTGTTAATGGTGGTAGTCTTGGTGAAGAAACTATCATCAGTGGACATCTAGTAAGTGTACTATAAGGAATAAAAAATGGCAATTAGAAAAATCATATCAAGAAGTATCGGAGTAGATGTTATCGCTGCAGAAGATTTAGCAGATAACTCAATAACAACTGCTGAAATCACAAACGGTGCAGTAACAATGGCAAAACTTGCTTCGTCACTGGACTTTGCTGGTAAGACAGTCACCAACTTAGATGCTGGCGGTGGATACTATCAAGGAGAAACTACTGGTGGTGCAACCTCTAATAAAGGACACATTTTCAGAGTTCACGAACAAGAATTAAATGCAAACGTAACAATCGCATCAACGGACAATGCTCTTGCAGCAGGCCCGTTGTCAATCGC